TCTGATGTTAATCAAATCATAATCATCCCACATATTTTTAATGTCATTCCTTTTAATCTTTTCAAAAATACTATCACCGATTTCTATAACGGTGTAGGTTAGGTCGAGCGACCATCTTGCAACAGGATTGAAGCCATCCACATAAAATGTTCTTTCAACAATCGGCTTGTCATTAATATAGAAGCCAATTTTACATTCAACGCCTCTGATTGTTTTTTCTTCAATCTGCTGAACCACTGGTTGTGGATTATAACGCATTTCTGCTCTCTTGTTTGCTGGATAAGCATCAATCATTTTCTGATTGTAACGATATAAATCGTAAATGCTCTCAATTCCTACTTCTGGGTCTTCCACACCAACACCTATGATTGTATCATAACCTCTTTTGGATAAAACTTTCTGCAATTTGGTAATTGCACGTGGTAGAATTTCCCTGATATCTATTGAATATCTGGTAAAGGGATTAAACTGGTCTGCATTATAGACCTTTTCACCAAGTAATACATTACCTTGATACAGTGAAAACCTAAACACGTTGTTATATTCCTTTTCGCTCATTTTGATTTTTATTTTGATTGTTAATACTATGACAAATATAGAGAATATCTCTTTAAAGTAAAAGACTTTTTATAAACTATTCTTATTATTTTTTAAAAACTCTGTAAGTATCTGTTTTTCATTCATTATAACGGTGTAGAATGGCTCAACATATTGTACAAATGTGCTGCCATATACACTTAAAAACTGGTCTTCATTCATCATTTTAAGTAGATTTACGTGACCTCTACCTTCTGGTGACAATGGTTGCTCCAGCAAAAACAGTTCTTTTTCAGCGTTTTCGTTAAGCATTGGCTCTCTTAAATTTACTAATTGAAAGTTAGTTTTTAGCCTCTCTATGTTGTTTAATAAGTTTTCCAGTGCTTTTAATGGTTTCTTTTTGTTCTTAACTCGTTCTTGATTCATTTCATCTGCTTTCTTACAAATTTCTCTTACAGAAAGATGCTTGAATTTCAATTCGGGAAAATATTCCAGAAGTGTATCTTCTCCAATGCCACCAACACCTTTAACATTATCACCAGTATCTCCACAAATTATTTTCAACACCAATGCATTCGTATAATGGTGGTTAAAGTGCATTATGTAATTAGTTTTATTTACTGGTTGTGGGAGATTTGGAAATATAATTGTTATATTCAGGTCAAGTAGTTGTGCAAAGTCTCTGTCATTTGAGTATAGAAAAATTTCTTCTTTGTTGTTATAACGTAAACAATATGCTGCGATTAAATCATCAGCTTCTATGTCGTCAACTTCTATTTGTCTCAAAAACAGCTCTTCTGCATATGCTTGAACCCTCTTACGTTGTTTCAGAATTGACTCGTCTTTAGCTTTTTCTCTACGAATTTCAGCAGCAGTCATTTCAATTCTCTTATGCCATTCTTTGGTTTTACGATTGGCTTTATATAGATGGTCAATACGGTAGCGATAGATTCCACCACCTTCACCGTCCCAGACCAACACGATTTTATTAATCATATGCTGTTTTATCAACATACGAAGTGTAGTTAAAAATTGATACAATCCACCAATATGCCCGAAGGCACTGGTGGACGTATCTTTTGCTCCATGAAACGAACGCTTCAAAAGATATGAACTATCAACTAAAAGTGTTCTGGTTTTCATTATTATTCTTCGTTTGTTTCGACTCTTTGAATCAGGTCTTCACTGGTAATAACATTGCCATCAATGTCCATTGGCTTAGATTTGATTACAATATCATCAGCAGTGAGAGTGTCGTCTTCAAAAATATTTCTAAAATGAAGTATATGTTGCTTCTTATACTCGTCAATACTTGCTTTATCACCAAATATAAATCCGTGTGGTGTTGAGGCTATCTTACCTTCCAATGAAATACCACCTTTTTCACCGTCAACATGATTCTTGGCTATATTAACTTTGTTGCTAAAGCCGAAATTAACATCACGACCTTTGCTTGTAGCTGTTTCTCTTGCTGTTCCATGAGTAAGAATACCACCAAAATGATAAATCATACGTGAACCAGAGAAAAATGTTTCGCCACCTTTATGCTTTATGACTTTATTCATACTGTCATACCAAACTTTTTGTACAGCACTGATAGTATTTGTAAATGGACTATCAATTCTCCTACTATTTGGAATAGTGTTATTTAGTATTGACAAAAATGCCTTTTCATAAGCACCTGCGTTCCACATGTTGTTATCACTATCATTCTTTTCCAATGCATTGATTGTCTTAATACAATTTAATGTACCAATAGAATCTATTGCAAAGTGCAAGTCATATGGTAAGTTACCGCCATCTTGTTGGTCGAGAAAGTAATATACAGCTTTCGCCATGTCTTCAATAGCTGCTTCTTTTCTGTCTTTATCCTGTACTTTGCCGAAATTATCAAGAAGGAATTTGTTTTTAACCAGAATATAATCACCATTCCAGTCAAAACCCATTAGGGTTAATCTTTCATTACCTTCATCAATATTGTTTTCGGTGTCAATTATAATAGGTAAAATACCCATTTTTTGTGAGTTAACAATACCACGCATAAGTGCAGTTGACTTTCCTGTATTGGAGAACCCACGAAACAACGTTACATATCCCTTGGGAATCCCGGGCATGCCCGTTGCTTCTTGCAATGCATCATCAATTGGAATCCAGATAAGTGGTTTAGAAGGTACTTTTTCTGCTCCGACTTTCTTCTTGAAATTATCAAGACTGAAATTCTTTTTTGGCGTTGGTTTGCGCACCTTGTCATTTGAAGGTACTTCTTCAGTTACTTTTGCCATAAATTTAAGTTTGTTAAATAGATAATAAAGGGGAAAACTTTCATTTTCCCCCTTAAGATTTTAATTTTTAAAATGGGAGGTCATCATAGTTGTCACCTGATGGTGGTACGTCTTCCGAACCAGTTTCCTGTGTAGCTACCGATGTTTCTGCAAGTGTTTCTGCACCCAAATCTGATGCATTATCTTGATACGTACCTACTTTAGATTCGGTAATATTGCTGATAGTAACACGTGGAAGTTCTTCATCCATTAAATCAGAAGCCTGTTCGAAATCTTCTTCGCCATCTGCATCGAGATTACGAGTACGAGTGTTTGCAGCTTCTTCCAAGTCGGGACGACCGGGGAAAACCCACTTCTTAGCATTCTGGTCGGTATCATCCCAATAAGGGTTATTACCAGTTGCAACCATTTCAAGAAACTCTAATGGTGTTACATTAGGTGCTTTTTTAGCCATGTACACGTCTCTCCATGTAATATCATCGTCAAGCCACTGTCTTGCAACAAGAGGGTCTGCATGAAGCGGTGATTCACCACGATAAGTAATAGCAGAGATTGTTTTGTAAGTATGACCATTGAATTCACTGTCGGTCATGATGATGCTTAAATCAGTTCCCTTAACAGCATCACTGAAGTCTGCCTGTTTAACTGACATATACTCTTCCAAGATAGGAAGTAATTTGTCAAGAGTACCCTGATTTTTGTAATTGTGTTTGAATCTCCAGAATTTAACACCGTCTTTTTCTGCACCTTTATCAATACCACGAACAATGTAGAATTTCTTGGCTTCCCATTTAATGGCTTCCTTGTAAATTTCATCGTTTTTAGCTTTGATGACTTTCTGTGCATCAGTCATGTTTTCTTTCTTAATCCCTTTAAGAGACTGGTCTTGTCTTGCGATAAGTTTCTTATTCTTAGCACATAATGGGCAAGGTGAAGGAATCATGATTGGTTTGTTTGTTGCTGGGTCAATAACTGGTTTTCCATCAACTAATTTCGGAATTTTTGGGTCGTTATGCGCTGGGCAGTAGACAACTTTTCCGTGGTTTTTCTTACCACCAGCACCATTCAATGTCACAACGTGGAAGTAAGCTTCCTCAATGTGTTTCCTGTTTGCTTTTGGGGGTAAAATCCTGAATAATTCTTTTGTTTTACGAGGAACGAAATACTTTGCCAGTATGTCCTCACGTGATTTTCTTGTTGTTGACTGAGTTTGTTTTTTCTGATAGTCAGCGAACATTGATTTTAATTGTGACAGGTCTTGACCTGTCGTTGCATTTTGATTTTCCATTTTCAATTTGGTTTTACAGTAAAGTTATTTTTCAATATATAATTGTGCTACAAATATAGCCTTCATTGAACATAAATACAAGACTTTTTAAAAATAAATTGTCTTTTTTTCAATATTATCCACTAATTTTTCCGTCTGAAATAACAGTAAATGATAGTGTTTGTTTATTTTCATAGTAATTGCCATTCTTCAATCTAATTTGTAAGTAGTAATCCTGCGGAATTAACCATGATGTGTCAAGATTGAATTCATATCCAGCATTAGTTCTATTCACTTTAGTAAATGGTATTATATTAATTTCATATTTTTTACCTACGGTTGTGAATAATCTGTATTCAATATCCAAAGGTAAGAAATTATTTTGATTTGCGTATAGTTCTTTTATAGTTAATTTAATCTTTTTTATTCCACCAGCTATAATATTCTCTTTTTCACCAATTCCCCAGAAATAAAAGAAGTAATTGTCGAAATTAATTGTGTTGGAATTATCAAAAGTATAATACTTATCTGGTGATATTAAATAAAACTCACCATTATATACAGTAGGTCTACCATTAATTGTTACTGACCAAATATCTCTAAATAAAACTGCATCAGGATATGTCTGGGAATCAACATTTAATACGACTTTATACACACCTTTACCTACATTTATAATTGAAGCACCACTAAGTACGTCAACAAGATTATCTTCATAATCCCTGATTTCAACTTGGTTCACTACGATATCTTGTGCAAAACCACCGATATTCACATATAAATATAGGTCATTATCTTTATCTTGATAGAAATAATTTCTGTCATCAGTGATTATATCATCAACTATGGTTTCAATAAATGGTTCATAAAAAGTGTTGGTGTGCTTTGCATGAAATGCTACTGCTTGTCTGAATTCTGTTTCCAGTTCTTCATAAACATCAGGAAACTTAATGCCAAGACCAAATGAATCACCAGAATATGCTGACGTTCCTGTATATCCCGTACCAAATAATCTCTGATTTATATAATCGGTAATATCAATTTCAATATCTTCATTGCCCATATCAAAGCTTTGTGAAGCAATAATTTCTGTAGTACCACTATTATATGCACCTGCTGTTGACCAATTATCGATTGTTGTTCTGGCTGACCAGTTAGATGCTTGTGGATATACATCTAATGGCATTATCATATTATTAAACCACAAATCATAACCACCACCTTCATCCCAGCTTTGATTTATATTGAATAAGTCCAGACTAAAACTTGTTGCTCTATCAATTGCCAATGTATAAGATTTCTTTCCTATATATTTATCTGCATACCTTATAGTGTTAGTCATATGCAATACGTGCTT